AGAGGATGCGGATATTTTGGAAGAAATACAACAACGAGCCCCGACCTTGGACATCCGACCCAATTTTTGAAAAGTACCGTTTTACCAACGTGTATAGATGTCTGGATAGAGTGAGCCAATACTTACTCCGTCGGGTAATTTACAACGGTAAACAGTATGAGCCGGAAGATATGTTTTTCCGGATATTGGTGTTTAAGCACTTTAATAAGTGCGAAACGTGGGACTTATTAGAAAAAGAGCTTGGTGATATTACGCTGGAAGTGGGGCTTGAAGAAATTGCACGGGTATTAGATGAAGCAGTGGCGAGTGGGGAAACCATTTATG